TCGTCCCGCCGATTATCGTCCCGCCGTGCAGTTCGCCTACGTTCTGCGTAATTGCAGATAAACTATCTACCTGCATTTTATCGGCCGTCACCGCTCCTGCCTGTATCATGCCTTTCGTGATGACGTTCTGGTCGAACACTGCGTCACTTGTGACGTGTAGTAGCCTGCCGTCGATTCGTGTTCCTGTCGGCGACAGGTTAATTCGTGAGATAAGTTCTTTGCCGTCTAGGCTGTTAATCCGCATATCAACGCTGTTCGATAATTGCGTGATACGGGATTGTGTGCCCGTAATGTCGGACTTAACCACGCCCACATCGCCTTCGATTTTAGCTATGGCCTTGTCAATTTCAGTTAGCCCTAGCGATTCTCTATCTAGCATATCTTTAGTGACTTCAAACTTGACCGTCACGGCTTGCTGACCGCTTATCTCGCCTTCGCCGAACAGGTCTACATAGGATACCTTCACGTTGTACACGTTAGGCTGTAGTATCGTCTGGAACACGTTTGCGGCGGTGAAGAATACGTCGTTGTCGATGTACACATTAGCACCTTTGCACCCTGACGGGATAGCCGCAAACCTCACGGCAATACCGCCTTGTAGCGCCTTGACTTCAATGTTAGTAGGTGCTTTCGGCTTCGGCTTGTTATACGAAACGGTAGCCCCTGTGCTGTACTGGCCGATTACGTTACGTGCAAATACGTATAGATTGCCGCTTCTGTCTACAAGTGATAAAGACGCTTGTATGTCCGTTGTACGGAGCAACAGCCCTGCACTTGTACCCACAACGTCGTCCGTCCGTATCTCGTAAAATGCAACGTCGGTATTTGTTACCTCATCCCACGATACCTTAGCGGTATCACCGAACGTGAGTTTAAAGTTTGTCGGAGCGTTCGGTACGTCGGACTTCATAGATACCAGTACGTCTCGGCTAGGCGCTGTATCTTTGTTGTTCGTATTGTTCCACTTATCACGGGTAACAACCGCTACGTGATACGTTGCACCTACAACCGCCTGCGGAATGATAACCTGTTCTGTACCGCTTCCCCCAAACAGCCACTCGGTATCACCTGTTCGTTTATACCATACGTCGCCTGCAAGGTAGCTTGAGATGTTAGGCTTCTGCCACTCTACTTTAATATCATACTTGGCGTTTCTGTCTTGCCCTTGTGCGTACTTAATCGACGCAACCACGTCCGTTACAGGCGGTATGTAGTAGCGTAATATGGTGTAAGGTAGCGACGGAACGTCATTAACCGTTACCGTACCTACGCCGATAAGCGGTGTCGGTACTACTCTAAAGTACAGTTTCTTGCCTGCGTACTCTTTTTTAATAGGTGCTTCAAATAGCCTGTTATCTATCACCACGGCCTGTACGCCGCTACCGTGATTAGCCGCTACCGTGCCGTAAGCTCCACGGACGCAACCTTTTAGGGTGTAGATGTTGTCGGTACGGGTCGCTGTTTGGTAGGTGATAAACTCATCACCGATACATACTACGTTTGCCATAAGGCGACTGCCGCCGTTAGTAAAGTCATCGGATTGTACCGCTATGGCCGTATCAATAGCGGATATAGCTGTTGAAAGCGTACCCACGTGTGCCTTACCTATAGCGCTTCCAATGGGTAAGAACGTCTGGTTATCTTCGCTTATGTAGATGTCCTGCTTATAAGTAGACGGGCTGTCACTCGTAATACCTAACCATAGCTCCATACCCGTTGTAGTAACGTCGCTAGGCGGCGTTACAAAGGCCACACTACTTGCGGTAGGCGTTACGGGTGCGGATATGTTTATCGACTGCGTAACCGCCGTCTGAACGCCATTAGACGCTGTTAAGCCGTATATCGTGACTATCTTTACCGTATATGTACCGTCATACTTTGCAGGTAGGTCAAGAGTCGTTGCTGTTGTGTCTTGCACCGTATCCCACGTCTGACCGCCGTCGCTTGAAAGCGATACGATAAACTTAGAGTACGGACTGTCAATATCCCATGCTACGGAAACCTTGCCGTCTTTCGTGCCGTCGCTGTTTGTCCAGTAATAGTGATTAGCTATCACCCTCGAAACGTTTTGTGCGGTACGGTTATCTGCGTCGGAGTAGTTAATAGTAGGAATGTCGTAATTTTCATTGAACACGTCTTCGTTGTACTCAAGGCCTTCTATTTTACGGGTAAAATCTTGCGCTCTTGAGATGGAACGGACGACAAACTTCTTACTCTTTACCTGTGCTTTGGCAATATCATACACATCTCCTGCCTGCGGAGCTTCGTCGGGTATCGACGATAAAAGTACCTCTGTAGTCGTTTCTGTGACGTTTTTAACGGTACAAGCTACCTCGTACCTTACGTCATTATTACAAGCTCTGTAGGCGAAAATATAACGCTTCTGTGCGTCGTAATTATTAATCGGAGCGTCTAGTATAACGGTATTACCGCTAACGCTTACGATACTTCCCGATGTAGCCCATTCGGGTACGTCGTGTGCTACGATAATAACGTCACCAACAGTGCAGGCAATAGCGTCTATATCGGCTTCAAACGAAACGGTACGTACCATTTTCTGGTTACAAAACAGCTGAAACTTCCCTTCCCGATAGGCCTGTTCCATATTGTCTATTGCAGGGTAAGCTATCTGTGTTGTATTGTCGTACTCGTCCGTATCAAACGTATCGGAGTATACTTTAATCGTGTCTTGCTGATAGCCTTTTTGCTTGTTCGTGAAGGTAACTTCCACGGCGTTTGCCCTATCAGAAGTCTTTAGGAAGTCCTCTTGGAACGTGCCTTCTTTAATGTTACCCATGCCGAACATCTGTACTGCGTCTTTAAGGCCATCCCATACGGGGGCAAACCTCGTACCGAAAGGAATTACCATCCCTCTACCAACAGCCGATATATACTTGTTCGTAAGCTCTAACAGCTCGCCTACTTGGTTTATCTCTATGTTGCAGTAGAGTTTAAAGCGGTCGCAATACTCCGCCCACTCGGCGAAACGGTCATACATCATAAGCTCGGCCTTAGCACCTCTTACGATATAAACCTCTTCACCGTTGCGTGCGTCTTCTACCTTGTCCGCTTGGTGTATCATGTCATACGCCGCCCATGCGGGATTGTTTGCAGATCGTGTTTCGTACTTCTTCGTGTTCGGGTTGTAGACGTACACATATTTACGTTCTTTCATAAACTTTAGCGTCGGACTGCCGCTCAACTGGTCTGTCGCCATAGCCTTGATACCGATAAGGGCAATACAAGGATAAGCAAAGTCGTCGTATACAATACTTGCAACGGCTGTCCAGTAAATACGGGTAGACGCTCGGCTGTTATCTCGGTCGTGGCTTCTGCCCGTTACTTTAACTCGTACCTGATACTCACCTTCGGGAATGTTATCGACTCGATACTCTTTACGCAATGCACCTGACTGATGGCCTGTTATACGGCTAGTAGGTACTTGTTTCCAGTCTTGTGTGCCAACTTTGGCATACTCGGCGGCAATTTCTACCCATGCGTCGCCTAACTTGCCGTCGTCTTTAGCGTAATAAAGCCCGTTACTGCACTCGACGTAAAAGATAATACCTTCCGTGGCGTTACCCGTTACTATATCGGTGCGCCATTCGTCGTTTAAGATTTCATAGTTTAGTACCTTAGACGATATGGTGTCGTTGAAGTTCGGTATGACTTCTTGGTCGTTCGTACCGTTTCGGATAGTAACCTCTACGTCTTTATAATTCGCTACGGGGTTATCGTTGAGTCTTACGTCTGTGATTTCAAGTTCACCTCGGCCTGCTGATACAAGCCAATTCAAATACTGTTTGTCGTCTTTAGAATACAGATATTTACCGATAGTCTGACCGCCTGACCGTACTAGCCCATAGGTAAGGGGTATCGGATTGTTCTGCCCTTGCGTTGTCTGTATATCTCCCCAACTGTAAGTAGGGTTTTCCTTGTTCGTGCCTAGCTTAGGCGTGGCCGTTCCAAAGGCGTGTTGTATCAACTGACCGCCTATGAACATAACCGCCGCTGACGCTAAGTAGCCGCCGATAGCCGCCCATCCTGTAGCGGCCGATAAAGCGGCCATCCCCCAGTGACCAGTTGCGACTAAGCCGCCAACGCCGCCTGATACGACGGCTAGGGCAACCGATGCAATAATGAGTCGCGGATTCTTACCGCCGCTC